AAAGAAAGATGGAAAAGCCTTGCAGAAATGTGGGGCTTTTTTATTTATATAATATCAATATTTATATTTATATAATATTATTAACACTTTATAAACTGTTTAAACAGGTACTTAAACAAAGTTACCTAACTTTATTTGTTTTTATTAGTATAATATAATATAGCCTATGGTAGGCTGACACTGTCAAAATAGGATTTACAAGGCAAATAGGGCAGATAAACAAAGAACCAAACTAAACTAAGACTGCAGTCAAAGTTTCTGTAAGAAAGGAAATATAATATGCCTTATGGTGCATATCCCAAGAAGAAGAAAAAGATGAAGAAGAAGAAAGTTAACATTAGAAGAAAAAAATAATGAATCCACGCTCAAATTAGCCCCAAAACAGCACTTTTTTAGTCTAAAGCATGCCTAACCCTACCAAACCTGATAAACAGGATAATAACAGGAATGGGGATGGTACGTTCAAAAAGGGTGAATCAGGCAATCCAAATGGCAGACCAAAAAAGGGTTTAGCTATATCTGATATATTAGAATCAATAGGGGCAAGGTCCCATAGTGAAGATAAAAGCATGAAAGAAAAGGTGCTTGAAGTTGTTTATGAAAGTGCATTAGCAGGTGACCTTAACTGTGCAAAGTTTATTGCAGATAGAACTGAAGGGACCGCATTGCAAAAGATGTCAGTGACAACAAATGAACCAGTACAGGTTTTAAAAATAGTGGACCAAGATGAAACTGTTTAAACAGACTACAAATGAATATAAAGCTAGACAAGACTAGATGGGAAATTTTAAATCACAAAGCGGATGTGAAAGTTCTAATAACTGGCAGAAGGTGGGGCAAGTCAGTTTTGTCAGCAGTGTTTCTACTGCACCAACCTTTTCAGGCAGGGGAACGCAGATTATATATAGCCCCTTATTACAGGCAGGCAAAGCTTATAATGTTCCCATTAATGAAAGAATTAATGCTACAATTTGGAAACGTAAAAATTAATGAAACAGAATTATCATTCAGATTTGACAATGGCTCAGAGCTATCACTTAAAGGTGCTGATAATCCTGACAGTCTTAGGGGAATTAGCTTGGGGCGCAGTGGGTCCAATGGGGTTGTCTTAGATGAAATGGCATTTATTAAAGAAGGATTTTTTGAAGAAGTGATAACACCAATGCTACTGGACCATAATGCAAAAGCCCTTTTGACTTCAACACCAAATGGCTATAATCATTTATACAATACTTACTTATTAGGGCTAGGCAAAAATCCAAGATATAAGTCTTGGCAGTTTAGTACGCTTGAACATGGCATGATTCCAAAGCAAGCTGTGCTTGAAGCAAAAAAGACAATGACCAAAGACCAGTACAAGCAAGAAATGCTAGGCACATTTCTTACATCAGGCAATAAGGCAGTTTGGGAATTTGATAGGAATGAGCATGTCAGAGCAATAAAGGACATGCCACCTAAATTATTTTATGGATTAGATTTTAATGTAGCTACAATGGCATGTGTACTTATGGGCAGGTACAGTAATGGAACTTTAGCAGTGGTTGATGAATTGGTTTTAAACAATTCCAACACTGATGAAATGGCTAGGCTAATGAAAAAGAAATATCCACAGGTGACTGATTGTTATCCTGACCCTGCAGGCAAAAGCAGGTCAACAGTCAGTGTGAATAACCGCAGTGACCATTCTATTTTAAGAGAACATGGATTCAATGTCTATGCAAAGAATAAAGCACCACATACAAAGGACAGGCTTTATAGTTTAAATAGAATGTTAAAAGACAGTGAAGGCAAAATAAGAATGACAGTAGCACCTAAATGTGTGAACCTTATAAAGGACTATGAACTATGTCAAAGGGAATCAAATGGGTCTTTATCAAAGAAGGATGAAAACCTAACACACTTTTTAGATGCTTCAAGCTATTACATTGATTTGGTAGAACCTGCATATAGGCGCACCGCAACACAACTGGAATTTTAAAATGATTATACCTGACCTTTCACTTAAGACAATACAAGAAACACTTAAAAAAGAATTAAACAGAATTGAAACTGAGAGGTGGCAAGAAGTAGAAATCTTTTTAGACTATTATGAAAACATTGAAACTGATAAATACATTAAGCCTTATTTTGATTCTGAAACACTGTCTTCAGTGCCACTGTTTACACAGTCTATAGTTAGAAGGTTTTGCAAGGCTTCATCATTGGTCTATGGCAAGTCTTTGAACATAGAAAGAATCACTGATGACAAATACAAAGATTATACTAAAGGGCTAAACAATAAGTGCAGACAGCTAGAAGAATTGACATGGCTGTTAGGCAATATGTGCTTTAGAACTAGATGGAATGAAAACAAGGGTCAACTGCAATATGATTTGATTCCATTTTATCATGTTTATTTTATGGATGGCATGCAAGATGAACCAATGGCAATCATGTACCCAATACAGCGCAGTGGTTATGGTAAACTAGAAAAAGAAATGTTTGCATTTTGGTCCAAAGGAATGGATGGGGAACTAGGTCACCATTTCTTAATTGATTCTGATGGTTTGATATACAGCGTAAATGAAGGTGACATCAATCCTTATAAAGACAGCGCAGGGCAGAGTGCTTTGCCATTTACATTTACAAGAAGACAATCTAGGGTCAGGGATTTCTTTGGTGGCAATGCTTCTGATGTGATTCAAGCTTCACAGCAACTGAATTAGCATTGGCTGTTAGGATGGGTGCAACAGGCGGTGTCAAATGGATTAGCGGATTGGATGTAAACCCTAGTGAACCAATCAAGATAGGTGTGGATAAGGTTTTGGTTTTACCTAGTGACACAGACTTCAACATGACAGCACCTTCAGGTGGATTAAAAGAAATTATAGACACCACCAAATTCTTTATTGAATCAGTAGCAAGCAACAATCATTTGAATATCACATTTGCTGATGTAGGCAACAGTGCAATAAGCGGTGAAGCATTAAAGATTTTAAACATAGAAAGCATTGAACAAAGGGAAGCCAGTGTTGAAGACACTTGGCGCATGTTTGAGCAAGAAAGATTTGATGTTGATAGAATGGTCTTAAGCCAAGATGCTAATGTAAATATAACAGAAGACTATTATGTTGACTTCCCTGAATTATCATTTCCAATAAGTGAAATGGATGAATTAAATGTCTTGGAAAAGAAACACAACATGGGATTGATAACTAAGAAAGAAATGTTGTTGCATTACAATCCTGACATGGATGAAGCAGAGCTAAATGAAAAGCTAGGTGAACTTGCAGAAGAAAAAACACAGGAAGCTGAAGCTACAGCGCAACCTGAAGCACAAGGCAGTTTAGTAGAAAGATTGATTAATGCTTAATGGCAGTCAGCAAAGACATATTTGATGAATTTTATAATGACCTTAATAAGATTAGCAAAAACTTGTTTGACAATGTTGTTAAAATGGGTGAATCCATTGAAGGCTTTTCAGATACAGAAATACTTAGAGTTGCTAGGGAACTTGACTTCTTTAAAGAATTACAACAGGCAGGATTCAACACAAGCTTTTCAAAGCTTATGGATGGCTATGACCAAGAAGCTGAAGACATACTTAAAAACTTTCAGCAAGTCATTAGGGCTAGGACAGGTGGCAAGGCGGTTGAACTTTTATTGTCACCTGAGAACACACAAGTCATTGCAAGACAGCTACAGCTACTTAGGGATTTGGATGGTGAATTTTTGCTAGGAAGATTTGCACAGGAAACCACAAGACTGAAGTCTGAATTGCTTAAAGGGATTATAGCAGGTGAACCTGCAGGTGTAGTTGGTGATAGATTAAGAAATGAATGGATGGATGCTGATGGCAACCCTACAATTATTGGCACTAGGTCACAAGCTATTGCAAGGGATTCATTTGCACAGTTTTCAAGAACTGGAACTATGAATGTGTTTAAACAGAATCCAAGCCAGTTATTTAGATACAGTGGAAGCAAAGACAAAAAGAACAGACCTGCTTGCAGATATTTTTTAGATAATCAAAAGAATAAAAAAGGTTACACAGCAAAAGAGATAAAAGACTTGGCAAAGAAAATGGGTCAAAAGAAAATCCCACTGCCAGTATGGAATAATAAAAAAAGAATGTTTGTTGCAGAATATGTTGAAGCAAAGTTTGACCAAGTCAAATGCGGAGGACCAAACTGCAGACACCGCTTTATTCCAGTTGGAACAAGGGCTAGGGCTAAAGCATGAAGGCACAAGAAGTAGCAGTTTTCACAAAAGGATTTATGGACAGGACCGCAGAAATAATGTCAGGCAGAATTGTACTGGATGCGGATGATGGCAAGTTTCAAAACAATAAGAAAAAATTAAAGTACAAGTCAGCAGAATATAAGCTTAGAAAGAAAGCAGGCAAGGCAGGCAAGAAAGGTGTTTCAACAGATACACAAACAAGCTTTGTTAATATGCGCTTAACTGGTGACACACTAAATAGAATTGTAGGTGTAGGGACCAAGAATGGTTTTGCAATCACCTACGCTAATGGGGAAATAGTTGAAGGTAATGCTAAAAGGGGTTATGACCTTTATGGGTTATCTGATAAAAATATGTCATTCCTAGCCACCCACATGGAAAATGAGATTCAAAGAAAAATCTTAATCTATGAAGCGCAGGATGAAATAATAGACATGAGTAAAAACAAATAACAAACATGGAGAATCATCAAATGTCAGAAGATGTAAAACAGGCTGAATCCACTGTTGCAGAGGACAGTGTTAAAGAACCTGCACAAGAAGAAACCACCAATCAAGGTGTCAAAGTGAATAGTGATTCAGTACCATATCAAAGATTCAGTGAAGTTAATGCTAGGCGCAAAGAAGCAGAAGCTAAACTGGATGCTTATAAGTCAAAAGCTGAAACCAAAAGAAAAGCTGAACTAGAAAAGCAAGGTGAATATAAAGCCCTGCTTGATGAAAGCAAAACTGAAATGGATAGGCTAGAAGCTAAAGCAAAACAATGGGAAGCTTATGAATCACAAAAAAGGGAACAGCTAATACAAGCTGTTGAATTAACAGAATCACAGCAAAAGATTGCAAGCAAGCTAGACTTGATTGAATTAGAATCTTATGTTAGTGATTTAACCACAAAACAAAATAAGCAACCTATTAAAACTGATGCTTCAATACCTGCAAGTGGTATGCCAAATTTAGCGGATAATCCCTTTGAACAGCCTGACCAAAAAGGTGGGTTTAGTTCAAAATGGGATGCTATTATGGCTAAGTATCAGAATAAGTAGGTGGCAGATTAGGAAAAACTAATAATGGCAAATACAACTATTTCCACCTCAGGTGTAAATAAGAAAGCCATGTTATCTGATGCTGTTCTTGCTTCAATGGAAAGACAGATGGTGTGGGAAAACACTGTTGACAATTCTTTTTCTTCATTGGTGCAGGGCGGTGGCGGTCAAGTTCTTACAGTTCCAAAGGCAACTACTCCAAGTGCTTCCAGTAAAAGCGCAGGCAGTGACGTGACGTATGGGGCAGATACACATGGCAGTTTCACAATCACAGTTGACCAACATAAATATGTTGCAAAGCAGATTGAAACTTCAGCACAAGTGTGGACACAACCTTCAATGTTTCAAATGGAAACCAACCAATTTGGCTATGCTCTAGCTAAAGCTGTGGATGACTACCTAGAATCAGTTGCAGAAGCTGATACTGGGTCAATTTCAGACTTAGGTGCTGACAACACATTCACCAGTGCTTTAATTAGAACTGGCATGGCTTCATTAATGGGTGCAGACGTTCCTTTTGATGGCAATGTGTTTTTAACTGTAAACCCTGACAGCTATGCTTCAATATTAGCTATTGATGATTTTGTTGATGCAAGCAAATATGGCAATTCAGCACCTGTTCAAACTGGTGTCATTGGAAAACTGTATGGCATTGAAGTAAGGTCAAGTTCATCTATCTCTGGAAACGCTGATGGAGATGAAGCAGGCTATCTGTATCACAGAAGTGCTATTGCTTTTGCAAGGGCAATGGATGTGAAAGTTGAAATGGATTATTCTGTTTCAGCATTGGCAGACCAAGTTGTTGCACATACCATTTATGGTGGTGCTTTGGCTTTTGCTGACAGACTTTATGAGTATCATAACGTCTAATGATGGGTAACCATTAAAAATGTATGCTTGGGGGTTGTTTAAACAGCCC